TGCCACAATCTTAAAGTTCTCAGGCGACCATTCAATGATTGCGCGGTCAAACCAACCAAACTTATCGGCAAGCGTGTAACTACCGCCTAAAGCGGCAACGGTAGCGGCAACGGCTCCAATCGCTTTGGTAATGTCAATCATTTCATCCCCAAATCCACACAAGGGTAAACGTTCCCCAGACTATAAAAATAGTCACAAAGGCCGCAACGATAAACGCTTCAGCCCAGTCCCGCATGGTTACTCCGGTGCAGGCTCTTTTGGAAGTTGTGCTTCTGCCTGACCCTTGATGTTCATCAAGAGGGGGTATGCGTTGCTCTTAGTTGGCAGGTCGCCAAGCACTTGCAATATGGCAGATACTTCTTCCAAAGAAAGCTTCAAGTTAATTTCCATCAGGCGCTCCAAGGCAGTGGTGGGGTCTGCACAGTTGGCGCAATTTGTTGTTGAATCTGTTGCTCAACAGCCGCTTCAGTTGCCGCTTTATCAACACCATTGGCATAAATCCAGCCAAGAACTTGGTCTTGAGTCAGATTGGCGTAGGGTGTAAAAGAGCCAGATGGCGCAGGCACTGAGCAGGTCGAGTACACACTGCCGTACGTGTCAGCAAAAACACCAGCGCAAGTCCAGTGCACCGTGAAGACGACATTGTTGTTGCCGCCTTCTTGCGTGTAGCAGTCCATTGCTGTAACTGTCCAAGTAATCGTAGTCATGTTAGTCCTTTAAGGTTGTGTAGGCCAAGTGATTGTCCAAGGGAATCCAGTCTGCGCAGGTACATCACGCAAAGCTTGGCGGTATGTTGCCCATGCAGTTTTATCTGCGGTGCTGTCGGCAATCTGTGTCCAGTCGCAGTCTTTGAGCATTTCAGTACGTGATCTGCGTACGTTTGCGGCTTGCTCTGCGTCTTTCATTGCCTTGTATGCAGTCTCTTGTTCAGCGGCTGTTTGGGCTGGCTCGGTTTCTGTGGCTTCGCGGTCTGTGAAGATAGGGCCAAGCACGTACTTTGTGTACCACTTGCCGTCTAACTGCTCCACGCCTTGGCGCATTGAGTATTGGTATACCGTACCGCCTGTGGCTTGTGGCCCTTCAAGCACAACATCTGCGCCATGTGCGTCTAACCATTCTTCGGTTTGGGGCGCGACTGTAATTAACTCGGAGGGGTTTTGGGTAAGCAATAGCTCACGGAACTCGTTCCAAAACATTACTGCGCCTGTTGATCTAACTCTGATTTCCATGATGATTCCTTATGCGATAGCCAAGAAGATAAATGAGCCACCATTTGCATTGATGGCAGATGGCGCAGTTGAACTAATCTCAAACCCTGCGCTGTAGGTGTCAATGTAATCTGTGTTGGTAACTTCAGCGGCTGTGCTGTTTAAGAGCAAATAAGGGTCATTGCCTGCAATAATCCCACGGGCAGTATCCCATACATACCAAGCACCAGTAGAGTCAGTACGCTTGATTAAAACAAACCTTGCCCCTGCTGTAAAGCCACAATCAATTTGTTTTGTAGTGCCTGTGCCTGTGTATGAGCCTACTTTGGAAACACCAGCGCAAGTTGCAAATAGGTAGGCGACATAGGTTGAGCCACTTCCATTTAACTGTTGAGTAGTTCCTAAAGTAAAAACAGATGCTGTTGGTGCTGTGTCATTCCAAAAAGGAGTTCCATAACCTACGGCAAATTCGTCACTAGAATTAAGATAAGCCCCCTGTGTAGCCCCCCTTGGGGCGGCATAGACAGGCCATGCATAATTAACTCCACTGTTGCTTCTGCTTTTAATAATTATCAACTCAGGTGCAACTCCTAAGTTATGACTTACAGTCCTTGTAACTCCTGTGCCTGTATAACAAACAACCTCAAAAAACTGAGGCGCTCGGCTGAAATTAAGTGACCATGTGCGACTACCATAGTTCTGGTAACCCGTATTGTTGTATCTTATTGGATAAGTGAGTCCTGTATTTTCAGCGTCAGTGCCGCTTGTTCGTAACCCAGCACCAGAATTATCGCTTGTGGTAGAAACTTTTATTCGCCGGGTAAACATATTCCAGTTGTTGGTGGAATTGGTTGAAGCGCGATATCCACCAATTTGCAAATCAATTGGGAAATTGGTTGTGCCAATAGTAGCGTCACTAGCCGCAGTCACCAAAGGCGCAAACACGCTAGTGCCTACAGTTGGCACTTTCATTGGAGCACGGCGAATTGCAATATAGATGAACGTATTACCAACCGAACCTACATTAAGCTGAAACCCAGTTGGCGAAGGGAATTGAGAATTACCTCCTGCGGCATTGGATTCTGCGGCAGTAGTGTTTGGAGCAAGTACAAGGTTTTCTAGTTGGCAAAAGCCACGATTAACATCTACTATAGACCAATCTGCCGCACCACCAGAAGATCTTTTGTACAACAACCATTGTGGCTCGTACCCTAAATCTGTTACTAAGCCAGTAGAATTCCCACCGACGTTAACCGTGGTAAATGAGCCACAAGTAATTACATTGTCAGAACCAGTGGGGCCAAAGCCTCCTGCGTTGTGGGCGTAAATGTAGGCCACATAAGTGTCGCCGTTGGCATTGCTGTCAGAGCCACCCGTAACGCTAAAAGATGTTGATGTAACGCTGGAAATGTTATTGCCGTAGTCAGCAGATGCTACGGTACTGTTTAGAATCAAAGTTGCCGATGACCCAACACTTCGGTGATAGACAACCCAATCAGAAGTTCTTGTTGTGCTTTTAATGATGATGCACCCGGGGGTGCTTCCAAGATTATGGCTAACGGATCTTCCACTTACGCCATTCCCCGTATAAGTCACAATATCAAAGAACTTTGGTTGCTTGCGGAATGTCCATGCAACGTATGCGCCCCCTGATGAAAAACTACTATTTGTCTCTCCACTCCCTGTCCCAAGAGTAAAGCCGTTAGAGTTAAAGCTGGAAATGTAATTATCAGCCCCAGCTTGTGCGCCAGTTGTGTTAGAGGTTAAAAACTTTGTTCCGCCTCTCGCGGTGTCAATCAACCAGTGGTTATCCCCTGTCAATCGTCTTCCAAAATAAACCAACCCACCTTTAGTGGCTAAGTCAATACCGTTGGGGATAGCCTGTGTAGAGCCGTTGCCTGCGTAAAGCCACGATGAAAACACTTCTTCAACATAGATAGGCGTGTAAGCCGTTGTGCCGTAGAAGTTCTGAACACTGATCTGACCGCTACTTGGCACAGCACCATACGTGCCTGTCGTACCCGCAGGAACCAAGCCACCACCTGCGTAGTATTCATTCAACGCAATCGGGTTCGTGCCACCAAACTCAGTTTGGATGTCTGTGAATGTAACTGGGCCAGATGATGGGATTGTCATTATTTGGACTCCAATGCCTCTACACGTTTAGTCAACTCAACCAATGCGGCAAATGCCAGTGCGCCAAGTTTCTCGTAGTCAACAGCCAATGAGCCATCTTCACGGGTACGCACAGCGATTGGGAATACTTTCTGTACATCTTGGGCAACCACACCGAAGTCAGCTTTCTGTACAAAGTAGCCATCAGCACCGCCCTTGGACTCAATGTAGTCGTCTTTCCAATCAAACAACTTACCACCAATAGCGTTCACTGTAGCCAAAGCATCAGGAATGTCACGCACGTTTTCTTTGAACTTGATGTCGGAAGAGTAGTACGCAGTGATGTTGCCTGTTGCATAGATTGCACCAGCCCCGGGGTTTGCTGTTGTGCCTACTGAGAAACCGCCATCAGAAGAAACTCTGGCTTTTTCTCCATTAGCCGCGCCATTAAACCTAGTGTGAATTGCAAAGTAACTTCCGTAGTTACCATCGGTTGCGTTTTCTTTACCAATTGACCAGCCACCCATACCCGCATAATCACCAGCAGTATTGTATTTAAGCGCAACCATTGTTCCGCTCATTGGCGTTGCGTTATATGCGCCCGTGCTGTTTAATTGCTGGTTAAACTTAATGCTTCCATCGGTTGTTCCAGCACCTTGAACATGAAGCGTTGTGTTCATGCTTGTTACGCCCACACCCAAATTCCCAGACGCATCTAGCGTCATTGCTTGGGTAAAGGAGATAGCGTTTCCTGCTGTGCCTGATGGGGCATTGAACCACTTATGAGTATTACGGGCTATTTCGTATCGTCCCGCTTCTTGTGAAGCAATGTATACCCAGTTTGTATTGTCATTGTAACAATTGACAAAATTGTGTAATACATAGTTATTTGTCTGAGATGCAACACCCGCCAAAACGCTTGTCGTTCCTGCTTGAAATGCTTTGTATGTGTTTCCCCAAGCACTCGGTGTAACACCAAGACCTAGATTGCCTGCGCTGTCGAGGCGCATACGCTCTGTTCCAGAGCCACCAGTAAAGAACGTAATGGATTTGCTTGTTTCAGCAATAATTGCCATATCTGTTGCAGAAGTGCCAAGCCAATTACCGCTTGTTCCAACATAGCCGTTAATAGTTCCAGAACCATAAAACCCGATTTGCGCACCACCGCTTTGGTTACTGTCAAACTTGGCAACAATTGCGCCTGCTGTTGAATACACATTAAGTTTTGCACTAGGCGAACTCGTCCCAATACCCAGACCTGTCGAGGTTAGGCGCATTTGTTCGGCGTTTGCATTAAGGCTAAAAACAAAATCGCCCGTGTACTTTATGTTTCCGTGATTTGGAACTGCGGTATACCCAAAATTTATTTGAGACAGGGTTCCGTTACCGTCACTGTTGTTCAAATTTAATGTTGATGTAACACCAGCGCCTGTTTGAAGTTTTAGATTATTAGTCCCATCAAAAGTAAGCGCAGAGCCAGTAGCCAATGCACTAGAACTTGAGGCGTAAACTACACCGCCTGATGTGAATGATGTTAAGTTTGTTCCACCGCTAGATGTACCCAATGTGCCAGCCAATGTGACTGCGCCTGTTGTAGCCGTAGATGGGGTTAAGCCGCTTAGTGACGTTTGGAAAGATGTAACGCCAGTAGCCACGGTTGAAGAAACTTTTACAATGTTAGTGCCGTTGTAATACACGTATGCACTCTCGCCCACAGCAACAGTGACGCCTGATCCACCGTATGCAGTGAAGCTTACAGACCCGCCCGTTGCAGCGTTGACCACCACGTATGTCTTACTGTATGGGGCTGAACCTGCCGAGCCAAACGTCACAACTTTAGTTGTGGTCAGCGTACCCGTAACCCGCACGATGGCGAACTGAGCCGTAACCGTACCCGCGCCTGTCAAGCTAGATACGATGTTGGAAGCCGAGGCATCGCCTGTTGTATTGGCCAGAGTTACCGCGCCATCATTTGTCAGCGTCAGTGTGGCTGCAATAGCAATGTTGGTGTACTGCGTAATACCGTTGTTAACGGTATCGCCCCATGTGCCGGAAAGCTCGCCCTGTACTGGAAGAGCTAAACCTAGTTGTCCCGTTGCGCCTGTAGTCATTTGTTGACTCCTAAGTAGAAATTACCGTCCAGCCCGAAGACTGCGTATTGTTTATATTCTGCCAGTTTGCGTTCTCGCTGTCATCAATTAACGACCAATAAAACACGCCAAAACTGCCAACATTACCCATTGCTTGACTACCTGTGATAGCAATCAACCTTGCGCCAACTGACATTGTGCCAGCAGCACCTGCTGCAGATACACCCGACAACGCGAGCGATCTAACAGGAACATCATCACCTACTAGTCCAGAGCCAGACACGCCAGTCAGCGCAACTGTAACACCCGCACTAGCAGTACCAACCGAGCCGATGGCTTCAACGCCATCAAGCACAAACTTGCGCACCATGGTGTCCACTTCACCAGTGGCTTCAACACCCGTCAGTGCAACCGAGACAGTACCAACTGCAACAGAGCCAACTGCCCCGCTTGCCTCAACCCCTGTGATTGCACTCGAAGTAGCCCCAGCAACAGAGCCAACTTCACCAGAACCCAAAACACCTGATACAGCCGCACTCTGCGTATTTGCAACAGAGCCTTCTAAGCCTTCCGCCTGAACACCACTAACCGCTGTCTGGAATCCGCTTGTCGCTGTGCCCGCGAAGCCAACCGCCTGAACACCCGTGATCGCAACTTCTTTGACCGGGATGTCCGTGCCAACCAGACCCGAGGCGTTGACGCCGCTCAGAGCAACCGTTATCGCCCCAACAGCAACTGACCCAACCGCACCCGCACCCGCTACGCCCGTAATTGCTACTTCATAAACAACTTCCGCCGTTACAGTACCAACAGCGCCAGACGCGGCAACGCCGGAGATTTCTGATTGCAGACCTCCCCAGCTATTGTCGCCCCACGCCCCTGCGCCCCATGCGGTTGTCATGCCCTACCCTCCTGTTTAGGAGGATTAGGTTGTAGCTAAACGCAGCAACGCAGTAGATGTTGTATTGGGAGGCATTGTCAATGTAAACGTACCGGCAGTCACAGTCTGATCGCCAAATGTGTGTACGCTGACAGCCTTGTCAGAAGCTGATGAGTTATAAATCAACACAGCATTAAACGCCGCAGAGTTAATGGTTACGTTTGTGTATGTCAAACTTGCGCCGGGTGTCCAATACGCAACACCCGCCGTAGCAGATGAGTTTGTAGATAACGGGGATGTGCTATTAGTCACCGTCACACCGCCAGCCGTGTAGTTTGTACCGGTCACTTCGCCCGTAGTTGAGTACACAGTTGTTGCCGCATTAATTGTGGCAGAAGAGAAATACAAAGCAGCTTTAAAAGTGTTGCCTGTACCTGTGGTGAAGTTGTGCGTAGCTGTCAGCAGTTCTTGCATGAACGACGTGCACATTGCTTGGGTATTTGCCATGATTTTTCCTTTACTCGAAAGAAGCTGTGGAACCTGAGAGGGCCACGGATTGTTTTAATTGAACGTGCGCGGATCTGTGCACAAGTTCGCCATCCAACCAATACTCCACCCAAGTGGTGTACTCGTTATCATTATCAACGTTGCCTTCACGCTTTTCAAGCAGGGCTTCGTCCATTTCGCCTTTGGTTGTGTTTACAAGTGCCATAGGTTTCCTTAATTAGAAGAACGAATCAATGCTGCCGTGGCTGTGTTAGCAGGCATTGTGATTGTGAATGTACCGACAGACGTTTTGTCCGACCCAAAGTCCAACACCGCTATGGATTTGTTGCCCTGCGTGACGTTGTAAATTAACGCACACCTAGCCGTGATCGCGCCTGTCCATGAGATGTTTGGGAAACCAACATAGGCTGTGTACCCAGAAGTGTTGACTGTGATTGGAGTCAACTGCGCACCACCAGCAGAGTAAGTGCCTGTGTTAGCTACTTCATTGGTTGAACTGTACACAGTCGTGTCTTCGTTTAGATTAGCGTTAGCCGTATACAAAGCAATCTTGATGACGTCAGTCGTCAGGTCATGAATACCTTGGTAAAGCTCTGCCTTAAACGATGTGGTCTGGGTTTGGACAATAGCCATCAGGTCACCGCCTGTCTATACTGACCAGAGCGGTAAGCGTCTTGACGCTCCATACCATCGCCCAAACGTTTAGCCAATGCAAGTGCTTCTTGGTACTTGGTGTTATACAGCAGCATCATGTCCTGCTCACCCTTCATGTAGGTGTAAGCTTCAACCAAAGAGCCATACAAAAGCACTGAGTCAAAGTTGTCACCAAGCCATGTGCGACCATCCGCCGCAACCGTAATGGACTCTGGGTAGTAGTAATAGTGCAACTCAACTGTGTAGTTTGCATCGGGCTTGGGGCCAACAATAAACGTCAATTCATCCGTAATGGTGCTGCCGCTAACTGTTGGGCCGAACAAAGCATAGTACCGGGGCAAACCTGTCTCAGTTGGGCTGGGATAAGCTTGGCGAATAAAGTTTACATCTTTGTTCAGTAAGTACTCGTAGTTGCCGTCGGCATCAATAACAGCCAGTGAATACACAGCTAAAAAGTCATCTGGTGCGGACAAATACGTGCTTGTAGTGGATACCACGCCCGTTACGTTCTTACGAATAGACGGGAACTGAACAGTGTTGTAAATACGCTGCTCAGCCTGCGTAACGAACACGGGAATATTAGCCACGAAATCTGCTTCCGTGTTCTCCGTATACGCCTGAATAGCAGCGCTGAGTGCGGCGTAATTCATGCCATCGGGCCCCGAGACATCAGACCTTTGGTAGCGCAACCTGTACCGCGCATTTTGATGCCGGAAGTTTTGGTTTCATTCTGGCCGTTGTTGTAGTTACCAACACTCATCTTCATGGTGCTAAGGCTACTGATGCTGGAATCCTTGCCGGGATTAGTCGACATCACCAAAGGCTTGCCATTCATTTTGTGCGGTGCAGCATAGGTAGCAGCGTCGCCAACTTCTTTGCCCATAACTTTTTTACTGAATTTAGCCATGATTAACCTTTCTTTTGGTTCATTGCACGGGCCATGTTGCGACCGACTTTCATCATCGCTTCGCTGGTCACGCCAGAAGACTTTTTACCGCCTCTGGGGTTTGGTGCTGTGGGGCCGCTGTTAGGGAAGATTTGAACATCTGTCTTACCTTTTTTAGCGACGCCGTCTGCTGCTTTTTTGAATCCCATTTTAATCTCCTAAGTAACTGTTACCGTAACTGTACCAACATAAGTCGTTGCCACCAAGTAGTTTGGTGTTAAAGACGCATCAAAATTACTTGATCCACCAACCGGAGCCCAGCCCCATTGAATTTCCCTAGAACCACCTGTTACAAAACCAGCCGCATTTTGGTCGGTACTGGTTGAGTTTACTATCTGCAATCCATTTGTACCCGCCGTGTAGTAAGTCGTATCTCTACGTGGGTTACGCACAGCTTGTGGGTCGTCAACTGGATACATGCCTAGTAACAACTGCGGCTGATCCGGATCCCAGCACTCAGGGCAGACAAGCAGATTGTAAATCTTAGTCTTCTGAATTTCTTTACGGAGCGCCGTTAGTTTGTACTGAAAGCCACAGCGATCGCACATGGCGATACTGTTCTTACCGGAAGCAAACCTATTGCCCATTTACGTACCGCTTCCAATAAACATTTGCCTTGGTACAAACCGCAAAGAAGCATGTTCTTGATCTTCGCCAGCCGCTAACTGCCAAGCTTCGTCGTATTGAGCTTTGAGGACGTCTAAACGCCCCGCCCCTTCTGGAACTTTTAACGCCAAATAGTAGGCGAGTCCAGCAACCAAGCAGGGCAAGAAACGGAAAGGTACATCCATAGTCCGAGTGCCACCACCTGCATCATCAATACGGCGCATACGCCAGTAAACGAATTGGTAGGTTTGTGATCCATCTGGGGTCGGCCAAACAGTTACGGATGGCAAGTTTTGCGAGTAGACAGCGGCGGCAGTTGAATGCGCCACTGCGGTTGTATTATTTTGGCCACGGAAGCAGTTCATCAACTGATTGCCGCTAATGTAGCCGTACTGCACAGTTTCGTTTTCAATTAATACAAAGCCTGTAGTAGCCAAACCCACAACAGAAGTTAGCGTAATCGTAGTGTCTGTTGCAGAAATACCACCATTTAATGTAGTCCCTACGGACGATGTTTGCCCATCTAAACGCTGGAACCACACCTGAATTGGGCGGGCCTGCTGCATCTTGTTGGGAATAGTCGCATAGGTAGAAACACTAATACGGGTAATTGTTAGATCAGACTGCGTAGAAGAGTTACCCGCGCCTGTACGAATTACATGTTCTAGCAAATCCACAGTGTCGTTTGGTAGCGCGTAAGTTGCCAAACCCTGAGTAAAGGTAAGCGTCCCTTGCTCAAACGTCCACATGTTAATGCCACGGTTTGCCCAGTCAGCAAACAACAGATTCAATGAACGACGGGCTGTACGCAAGTCGTAGCCCGTGCGAAGCTCGGAGCCCGCACGCTCAAACGCTTCCTCAACAATCTCATTGAGGTCAAGATTAAACGCTGCAACTCCAGAAGTAGTCATCTAAAT